AGGGCAGAAGATCATATGGGTTTGCACAGCCTTAAAGAGAACGCAGACAGAATCAAAAAACTTGTAAAAATCGGAGATTAGAATGACACCACTAGAATACAAATCACACATAATGCGAACTGTGATCTATTCAACAAATGAACAGTTCTTTGATTCAACGCGAAAGCGCAACATTCGATACTTCACAAAATACAAGCCACATCTGTTTGGTCGTGTTCTGGAACGTGGGATTGATCAGACAACGTTCAAAGAAATTTTTGAACTTCTGTTCGAGCGCCATTACGATTATCTTCTGGACATCTTTGAAAACGACAAAGATAAAATGAACTCTGAGGATTCCGTTGCTATCTTTGTTCGCAGAAGTGATGTTAGTATCTGCTTCATCGTTTTTGATGATGACAAAGATGGGTTCTTTAGTATGATGCCTCTGACTGTTCTGGGTAAATACGAATACAAAAAATGCGACTACGAGATTGAATTATGATTATGTTTCTGGATTATATTTTGTATTGGGTATGGTGTCTTTTTTTATACTCTTTGGTGAACAAAGTAATACAAGAAAAGTCTATCAAAGAAACGTTTGTATCCAATGATCTTTTTGGTATAGGTGTAGTATCTTTAATTATGTACATGCTAGTTTACAGGTTCTCTGATACTGGTGGGTTTGTTTTTCTATGAAGAATGATCCCTTCCTATGGAAAAAGTTTGACTGGGAACCACTTGACTTTGAAGAAATGAAGTCAGTGACAAACGAGGAAACGGGGAAGAGATTCTACAAGACGCCTGTAGGGAATCTTCCATCCATGACCACCATTCTAGGAATTTTGGATGATGGGGGTATTGATGCATGGATCAAGCGGGTTGGTGTTGACGAAGCCGAGAAAATCAAGAACGAAGCATCGGCTCGTGGAAACTCACTTCATGATCTCAGTGAGGGATATTTGCGGAATGAGCTAGAACGCTCTGAGCTACACGGTAAGGGTAAGGTGTTGTTCAACCGTGTTAAGCCCCTGCTAGACACCATAAACCCCGTTCTAGCCACTGAGATTCCCTTGTACAGCAAGAAATACGGGTTTGCTGGTCGTGTTGACTGTATCGCTTACATTGATGGGGTTCTCTACATCATAGACCACAAGAACAGCCGTAGAGCATTTGATTTTAAAAAGCAATACGCTAGAAGAAAATATTTTTGCTACGTATTGCAGGTTACAGGTTACGCCATTTGTGTTGAAGAAATGTTTGGACTCAAGGCAACAAAAGGGTGTATCATTGTAGGCAATCACGAACTGTCTAATTCAGATATGTTCAAATTCTCTATCGACAAATACAGGGGTGAGTTTGAAAAGCTGATTGAGATTTTCAACGGAACTCGTGACGAAAAAGATTCTCTCTACTACAAACTATAGGAATATTCTAATGGAAGGTTTTGACAACTTTATGTCTGAAAATTTTGAAAACATCAATGCTGAAAAAGAATCAGAATTATACAATGCTTTTTACAGGGCGTATCTTTGTGGTTATAGTGACGCTACTTCTGATTCAGTCGATCAACTAAAACTAAGAATGCAAGAATTTGGGGAATTTTCTTATGTTAATAAAGGATAAAATTCTAATTGGCGCAAGTGTTGTAGTTCTTATGGGGTATTTGTTTTTATCTAATACAGCAAATGCTTCAACATGCGAAGCACAAAAAAATATGACCAACCAACAATGGTACAATGTGGCTAAAGGATATTACGCGGCTCTTGATCATGGATATGGACTCACGTTAGCAGCTATTATTATTAAGGAGAGTCAAGGGGGGTTGTATCGAGTCAATCCAGAGTCAAAAGATTTTGGGCTGACCCAGATCAACATTAAGACAGCAATTTCTAGACTAGGATATAAGGACACACCTTTCATGCGCTCTGTAGCAGCGTCTAAGATCGTTTTTGATGATGACCTAGCCATTGCCCTTGCTATTGAAGAACTGTTGTACTGGGATGATCGTAGGGATGGGCAATGGAGTCATGTTGTGGCATCCTATAACTCAGGAAACAACATGAGCAAAGGATTAAAAAACTATTACCCACGAGTAGCAAAGCTTGTGGAACAACTCAAGGGGTGTTTTAAATAAATGATGTTTAGATCAAAAAACGATTTCTGTCTATATCTTGAACAGATGAAAAAAGACCTAGAGTTTGATAGCTATATTGAAACCATTCTTCATTTCTATGAAAATGAAACTGATCAGGAAATAGAAGACATAGCTAAACTCTTGAACAAAAAATTGATTGACTCTATTGAACGTGAGGGTGTAGACTTGAAAGTTATCAAGGGTCATTCTATGGAGAGCTTATTCTGATGAAATTATTTCTTGACACAGAGTTTAATGGATTTCAGGGGGATTTGATCAGTATCGGTATGGTCGCAGAAGATGGGTGTATATTCTATGGTGTTCGAAACGAAACAAAATCTATGAATATTGACCCATGGGTTAGTGAAAATGTAATGCCTTTTCTTGACAAACACCCACTGGATAACATTATCCTATGGGAAAATGACGATACTATTCAGAGTAGATTGCAATGGTATCTTTTGCAATACACAAATATTGAATTCGTTGCAGATTGGCCAGAAGATATTCAACATCTATGTAAGCTTATGATCACTGGTGCAGGGACAATGATAAACACACCGAACGTGATGACGTTTACCATAGATCGCAGGCTTAACGGGTTATCAGAGGTTCCACACAATGCATTGTATGATGCTATTGGTAATCTTCAACATTATATAAGTATGGATGAGTGAGATGATCGGATTCACAGCTTATCAAAAATACCTTGCCATCATGATGCACTTTAATGATAAGATCAATTATGATTATTTCAAGTACAACGGGAAGACCAGTGTAAAGCTTGAAACTTTCAAAAAGAACAAGTCAAACGTGTATAAATACGCAGGTATAGAAAAGCGTGTGGGTTTTGATGAGCTTGAAACTTTCTTTTTTGTTAATATGGAAGATGGGTATAAGAAATTTATTCCTCAGATGTGGTACAAACATTATAAGAAATGTCTTGACAGAATAAATATGTTTGATGTAGAATTCGATGACGATCTCTACAGCATCAATGAGATGATAGAATCCACTGGTTGTGGTTACAAAGACTTATTCAATGGTGGAGAATTTCACTTGCATCCTTTGTTGTACGTATGGTATGATAAGGGAATGGTTTCAAAAAACACAGTGATGTTTATTGATGCATATATATCTAGCATCTTTGAAGAATCACACAGTTCTGATCCGCTTCTATGGAAAGAAGTGGTTGACAAGCATCGGCAAGTTACAGGATTTTATCGCCGTTGCTACTTCTCTCGTTTACATGACATGGATGAAATGAAAAAATTTGGACAAAATAAATTATTAAAACACTTTTAGGAATAATTAATGGCTAATTTCAACGCACTAAAGAAAAAGAAAGGCAGTAACCTCAAGGCAATGGCAGAGAAGCTTGAGACTATGAACAAAGGTAGTGGCGGCAAAAAAGATGAACGTATCTATAAGCCGGGATTTGACAAGAAAGAAGGTATTGGTAATGCAGTTATTCGTTTGCTTCCTGCACAGGAAGGGGATAACTTTGTTCGCCAGTTCAGCCATTCTTTCAATGTTGGTAGTAATTTCTACTGGGAAAACTCTCGATCAACTCTTGACGAGAAAGACCCTGTAGGTATCTCCAACGGTTTGTATTGGCAGTTGGGTGAAAATGCTGATAATGAAGAAGACAAAAAGAAGCACCAGAACGTTTCGCGCAATCGAAAGCGCAAGACAAAGTATTTCTTTAACGTCTATGTGGAAAAAGACAAGAACAATCCTGATTGTGAAGGTCAAGTAATGATCATGGAATGCGGGCCACAAATCTTCGCAATTATCGAAAAGGCTATCAAGCCAAAGTTCGAAGACGACGAAGCAATTGATCCGTTTGATCTATGGGGTGGCGCACCACTGAAAATTCGTGCATTGGGACGTGAAATTCCTGATGGTCGGACTGGTAATAAAGTGGTCGTACCCAACTATGAAGAATCGTTCTTTGGTAATGTCGCTGAATTCATGGATGGTGATGAAGAAAAGATGAAAGAAGTCTTTGAAAAGACCTATGATCTTTCTAGTTTCGCCGTTGTGAAGCCGTTTGACGAGCTTGCAGCGCGGTTTAAGCAAGTGACCGGTGAAGACTATGACAAGCTTGATAAAACCTCTGAGGATCACGCTAAGGAAGCAGAAGAGGACTTCCGAGAGCAGTACAAAGAGTCAAGCGGTAAAGATGATGAAAAATCTGAACCAGTAGAAGAGAAAAAGGAACCAGCTAAGAAAGAAGTGGTTGCTGACGATGACGATGATGACGATGATCTGTTGAGTGAGTTTGCAAGACTAGCAAACGGCGATTAATAAGAGGGGCTACGGCCCCTTTTTGTTATCATCATAAAAATTCTCTGTTTTAATGCAACATAAATCCCTTGTAGAAAT